CGTCATTCATTCCGTCCTTTAATTCCCCGGTTTGCTTCAATAGTTTTTGAAATTGGGCGGTTCCTTCCTGACCAGCCAAACGCATTTTTGCAAGTTCTTGCGTATTGGCCCGTAATTGGGTACGCAATGAAACCGTTGCCGCTTCATAGTTACCAACATTCAACGACGTTTTCCCGGTTACGGCTTGCAAACGTTTCATTTCCTCATAAATGGCGTTTGTTTCTTCAACCAGCTTGCGCCCGGATTCGGTCGCCTCCCGTTCCTCAACTGTCATGTCGTTAAGGTAAATTTTATTGATCGAATATTGGGCAGACAATTGGTTGTAACTCCCGGCGGCGGAATTGTTCAACGCAATATTCAATTTATTCATTCGGTTGGCCTCTGCCTGGGCTTTTTTGAGTAATGCCAATTGCTTTGCGTTTTCGCTTTCAGCAAATGCAACGTCCCGTTCGGCCCTGGCTAATTTCTGGGCCTCGGCGGATGCCTCCCGGATTTTGTCCCGGTGTTCGGACGTCGCCCCGGAAACGCTGGTTAAACTTGCTTTTACGGTTATGGCTTCGCCCTTAATATTTTTCAACGTGTTCATGTATGCGTCGCCCAATTGGTCCAATTGGCTAATCAAATCCGAAATCGACGAATCCGGTTTTATTAGGTCGCTGTATTTTATCGGGTTGTTGTTGTCTGCTGACATAGTAAGACGATTTTAAATTTGGTTGTTTACGGCTAATTTGCGCCCCTTTGATTTATTATTGTTTCCCCGTCCGTTTGCATGGTCCAACATTAAACCGCTTAAAACGGCTTTATTTTGTCTTTCCTGGCTTCGTTTGTTTTTTCAAATACTCGAATGCGTTGTAATACTCCAAAACTGTAAACTCTTTGGGTTTGACGTGTAATTGCTGGGCCAACAATAAACACATGCTTTCAAATTGTTTGTCGTATGTTATTTCCATGCTTTCCTTACCCTGAAATATTATTGGCCTGGTATAAGTTATTAACATGGTTGTCAACTCCTCAATTTCGGATTCCCTGTTTTCCCCGTCAATAATTGCGTCCAACATTAAAATCGTCCGCCGCTTCATTTGGTCGTAAAACTCTTTTATATTGGCGTCGTCGAATTGTCCGGGAAAATACATGTTGAGTTCATCGTCTATTTTTTTTTTGACCGCTTCCAATTGGGCGGTCAATTCAACATTCGGATGTTCGGCAAATCGTTTTAATAGGGCTTTCAATCCATCGTCGGACAAATCATTGCACGGTTCCCCGTCGATTGATTTAACCAGGACACAAAACGCCAAATGTTTTGGGGAAACCTCCGATTGAATGAAATAAACTAATTGCCGCAAGTTTTCCAACTCCGCCGCCGCCAATTCAGGTTTTGACCTGGAAAACCTTATTGCCCTTTCAATATGGTTGTCAAAATCGACCAAATCGGAACCAACCCCGGAATCAACCAATAACATTTTATTGTATTTGTGAAATCTTAAAACGGGCAATTCGTCGATACTGTCGAATATTTCAACCGTTAGGTTTGCAATTTTTACGGTTCTCATAGGATGAAACGGGTTAAAGGTGTTTGGATAATTGGTATAAACAACAAAACGGGCGAACCCGTGGCAATGGCAAAAAGGATTGAAAGACACAACCCAACCCAAAAAGATAAACAAAAATTGCATCCGAATAATTTGGCGAAAAACTCATTGCCGTTAATTTGGACCCATTCCAGGAAACCCCATTTACCAGCCAATAAAATGATAAACGCCGCAACCAATGCAATGACAACGGCAAACATTAATAAATCTTTCATCGTTTTAACAATTTTCGTTAATAGTCAATTTTCCCTCAAATCGAAACCCGGCGAACGGATGCATTAAAAACTGATTGTCCACTTCATCCAGGGTGTAACCTTTATAAATGTTTTCGACTTTCTCCTCTATCTGGGTTAAGGTTATGCGGCCCCATTTCATCATAAACCCGCCGTTCAAAACTTTTAATATTTCGGCTTTTATTGCCTCTGTGTTACGAACCTGGGAACCTGGGGAAACCTTGCGAAGATCAAACCAGAAAATCAAACCATACGAAACGGTTATGGCTCCCCGCTGTTTGGGTATCCAATTAATCGTTTGCGGGTCGTCGATTGTGAAAAATGAAAAATTCCCAATGTTGGAATCTGGGGATAACGGTAAATATTCATTTCCCCCGGCGTAAACATTCGGCGTCCAAACCCGTTTCGTACCTTGCATTTTTGCCAATCGTTCGGCTTTTCCAAATGCATAATCCAACCAACTGATATTTGCTACCAAACCTTTTTGTATTTCGCCAATTACCCGATCCAATAAAACCGGGTTTTCAATTATTGGTATTCTTTCAATTTGTCCCATAAATTACCGTTTTAGCCTTTTTTAATAAATCCGGGTAAATAAATTCCCAAATAACCCTTGCAATGTTTTCGTCCGTCAACCCCATAATTTGCCGCCCGTACTTTTTAATTAACTCCTCCGTTTTCCAATCCCCGGCCCTGATTTCAAATTGCTTTTCTCCAACCTCTAAATAAAACGACGTTGCAAAATCCCCTTCGTCGTGCAATGTAACCCGGTCCGTCGGTTGGCCTTTGAATTCTTTAATCTCAATCGTTTTGTCGGCGTATGGGGCATAATCAGAAATTGAAACCCCCAGGTTGTTAACTCCCTGGTCAAATAATTGGTCCTGACTGTTTAAATCAACAATGTACGCCTCATTATCCCAAAGAATTTGTTGGATGTAAACGTTTATGTTTGCATCGAACGCAACAACCCGGTTTTTCAAATCTTCAATTAGTCCCATTTTATGCGGTACGGTATCGAACCCCTTTATTATTGCAAGTTAAACAAATGCGGTCCAATCCCGCCGTGTCCATTTTAATAGCTTCATACGCCTTTTTCAATTCATAACCCAACCCGGCGGGACGCTCCCCGGCTGTGTTACCGTCCAATTCATACAACATATCCATGCGGGAAATATTGGATTGATTCCGGTTAACCCGAACGTGTGGGTTTAATGCAATGGTCCGTAAAAGGGTTGCGGCAACCTGTTTTTGGATAACTGTTTGGAAAATGTGACGTTGAGCAATGATAAAATCCGTTAGGTCGCAACCAACGGAAAATTCAACATTCATTCCATAATTTACCGTATTCGTGTAAATGTTCCGGTTAATGTCCCACATTTCGGGAAACTCAACAAAATTGTCCGGGGCTGGATTGGTAAACGGTGAAATTTCAATGTATTTTGTCATTTGTCGCCACAATTCTAAGTCCCCCATGTTGCAAGTCTGGCACGGTTCCCGGCTCCAATCCTTTGATATGTTTATTGCCTCCATTCCTTCGGGCAAATCCTTTTGATTGTAGCAAATGAAAAATGAACCCCCGGCGTTTTGGGTTTCGGAAATATAGGGCAAATAAAGGTCCTCAACGGCAACCCATTTAAAACCTCCTTTTGCGTCGGTTATTTCAACGTCAATTGTTTTTAATGGCTCAATATGGTTACTATGGAAAACGTAAACCTTTACGGTCCCAATCCCTCCAATCATTTGCAAACCTATACGTTCAATTTTGGTTGTTACTCCCATTGACCGGACGGGCGTAATTTCATAACCGCAAAGTTTACCCCGGTTGTCAATGGTTGCCGCCAACCTCCCGGCCCCATCAAAGAACGTGCGACGCTCCAATAAATTTTTAGTTTCATTATCCAATTGCTTTGCCTGAATGAAATTTTGAACAACCGCCGCAATTCCTTTTCGGGTTTCCCTTTCCAGGTAGTCAGATAAATAATTATAAATATCCCACGTTTCATTCGTGGCGTCGATTGGTTCAACTCCAACATTGGCAATTTTGGCAATGTATATTTTATTGTTTCGTTTCACTTTAACCCCGGCAATGTATGGGGTTGCAATGTCCCAATCCGGGTAAATGAAAATAAATTCTTCCGGAATAATAGATTTAATGTTTTCCAACGTCAAAAGGGGGTGCGCCCCCTGGAATGTCAACCCGCTTTCCGTTGTCGATAAATCCGCCCGGATTGCCTCCGCCGGGTTATATGGTTGTTCCCATCCGACGACGTGCAATAATTTATCCTGAATGTCTTTAATTCGGTTCATATTTTCATTTTTATTAAAATTTAAAAAGGTTCAAATTGTGCAAAATGCGCGTTAAATTGCCGGATGCGTAGTGTTATTCATTGCAAAAATTGATTCAACCTGTCTTGTTAATGAATTTCCTACACTTGGATTAAATCCAAAGTAAGATGCCCTACTATTGTCAGCAAATCGAATAAACCAGCGATTTCCATTCGCATTATAAACAGGAGGGTCAGCCAAACCGGTTATAGCATTGATTGTTTGTGTAAATGGGTGTGATAAAATAAATTTTTCATTCAACCCATAAGCGGCAATTAATTGAGGTAATACACCCCACGTTGGTCGCTTCATTGAGCCGCCTTGAATATAATAAGCATACCTAAACGGATTAGTGGTATAATCTTCAGGGATTTTAACGGGTGCTCCGATTGATATGGAAACCCCAAGCTCTGCTCCTGAGAATATTATTTTACATGGTGCATTTTCAATTACATTTTTCCAACTTTGCGGATGACTGCCAGGGTTATATGAAACATTGCTATTTGGTTGATCTGGATAAAAATTATCAACAACAAAAATAGTATTGACTTTTGCTGCAACCAATTCCATTCCGGTAAGGCTTGATATACCATCAGCGGGACTGTCAAGTAAATTACTAATCGAAATCAGATAGCCTGTCGTTACTATCACTACCGAATTATCAGCAGCAGCTGCAAGTTTAGTTCTGTAAGTAGTTAAATCCTCTGGATAATTTGTTCGCACATCTTCGGGTCTGAATTGATCCCTTAATTGCTTATACACATTAGTTGTGTTAGCATCGGTATATATGTTTCCTGATTCGCCTTGATATGCAGCAATCACCGTATCATCAACCCACCAATCACGTATTGCACGGGCTGATGGGGCAGAAAAAGTCGTTCTGCATGAAACTATATCAGCTAATAAATTCACTGCTCCAAGTCTTTTCAATGCAATGGATGTGTGCAAATCTCCGGCATCATCGGGGTCTGAATCAATGTCTTGATCTAATATCAGATTCATTTTTTCAAATGGTTTTGTCCATGTCGGAATTTGTGATTCATACATTGCTAACCAACTGCGCTGTTGAATATATTTCCCTAATCCGAGATTATAATAGATGGCTAATTCGTCAATTTTTCCGGCAAATGTTGAACTTCCGACAATCAAATCACCTGTGTTGGCTATTGTTGCAGCTAATGATCGGTATGATTTTGCCTCATATTTTGGATAAACTGCCTGCTCTTTTCCGTTGATTATAAAATAGATAGATGGAGTTGTATTAAATGAAATAACTCTTACGTTGCTATTATTGAAAATAACGGTACAATGATAACTTACTCCAGCGGTTAATACTTCGTCTGTTTTCCCTTCGGTAAAATCATTACCTCCCAAATTAGCAATTGCAGAAGCCTTTAATCTGCCATCGGTGTCAACTTCAATTTGTACGCCAATATTCGCTGCAATTTTACTAATAACTATTCCTACAGCAGTATAATTAAGCATAAAATCAAATGTGATACCACTATACCGACTTAAAGGCATCATTAACGATGCGTTTGCATATAGCAACCTATCATTAGATTTAAGTGTAACACATTTACCTGTATCAATTTGAGTTAAAGAGGCATCTGTAAATGACGGCGTACCTTCTGTTGTCTGCGTTGATCTTGTTAGCGATGCTCCACTATCTCCATTTAAATAAAATAAAAGGTTTGGGTCGTAGTAAGCAAGTGACTTATAGTAATTACTTGCACTTTTAGCGTATGGCATTGACGCTAAAGCAACTGAAGCAAAATATAAATTAACAGCATCGCTTAATACATTCTCTTCCGCTTCCGTTAATCCTGAAGTAATGATTATAAGACCGTTTTGCCTTACGCTATTTTGCGTAATTGTCCCATTTCCGTTGTAGCACAATCCCCACATATTGCGATTAACAACTCCGGTGGAATTGGTGGTTAAAGCTGTTTGTACTTTATTTTTATAAACATATTTTTTTGTGGCTCCGTCTGCACCTCTTCGAGTCACAAAGTAAAAACCGCGAGAATCAGTATTTGCAATATTCGTATTGTACCCACCGACAGCCTCGTTTAACAAGGCATGAATTAAATTACCTGTTCGTGGATTAATAAATACATAACGACTACCGTCTGAATGTCCAAGTTCAGAATAAGCACCATCGTTATTGCTATTAAGATAAACCCCAAAACCTGCATTATTTTGTGTAAACTTATTGGTTTCAGTTGCTGGGTTAAAACCTAAATCCAAATATCCTGTATTTAAATGTGCGACTGAAATACCATTATAACCTTGATTTGCAGTAAATTCAGGTGCATTTACAACTTTAGCGAATCTGGTTGGATCAACAAAATCAACTACTGATTCGACAATTGAATGAGAACCTAATATAAACAGACGAGCAACTTTGGAAGGGAATATTCCACCATCAACCAACGTTTCAACTAAATTTGACTGTAGTGATGCTATCTGGTTAGATGGCTTGACAATCATGGCGGCATATACTTGCTGATAGCTTTCGTTAAGTTTCAAAGCTGTCCCATGTTGAACCTTTTCAATTGAAATTCCAATTCCTATTTTCATATTAGAATCTTATTGAAATAGTTGCAATTGTGTTGCCCGCATCGCTAATTATTTTGTCATACAATCCGGGGTCCTCTCCTTTAAGAAAATCAAACGTGTCAATTTGACCTCCTACCGTTCTAACTTTGATTTTGCAATCAGTCAAAACGGATACAAAAAACGCCTTTTCCCCTGGCAATGTGAAATCATCAACCGACAATCCGGTTGTTTTAACGACTACATTTTGACGATTTAATGGACAATCGTTAATCACTTGATCTTTTTCTGTGATTTTCATTTGGATTAATTTAATGTATTAAACAAAAAAAGGCGGGCATAATTACCCGCCCTTTCTTTAAACAATGATAAGCAAACTAAACAACCGCCTGTGTGAAAATCGGATTTGCTTCGTCGTTTACAATTGTAACCGGACGGGCAATTGGATTTGTTGCGGTTGATTTTGCAATTTCCAATTTCATAATTGGATTTGCGATTGTTGCGGCGTCGCTGTTGTAAGCAACGATAAACGCAACATCCAAAGAGAAACCATAAAATTCTTTTACGGCACACGTCAAATCAGCGGTTGCGGCTCCAACACTACCGGATTGGTCGCCAACGGACGTGTAATAATGTGAACCAACGGGCATGTTGATTAATGGCAAACGTACAATGTCCCATTCGTGGCCCTGGGCCGACGCTCCCCGTAATGCCTCACGGTCAACACGGGTTAAAATACCAACGTTGCCGTCAGTAATTGCAAATGCGGTTCCGAATTTCCCGGCCTCATTTACAATGTTGTTAGTGAAATGGAACATTTTGTTTTCATACTCCAACGTTTTGTTGACGTCGTTGTAAATTGACTGTTGGGCCAATTTACGAACCATTGAATCAATGCCAAAGTTTCCGACAATATGCAATTGCCCTGTGTAATCGTTGGCCCGCATCATTGGGTTAATGTCGCCCAAAATTTCGGTCCTAACATCCCACGGAATTTGCAATACATTTCCAACCTGGGTGTAATACAACAATTCGCTGAATACCTGGGTTTTGCTTGCTTCCAATGCGGCAATTGCGGCTTCGTCCAATGAATCAGCCAACGCCCGTGTGATCTTTTCAATTTTACGGGTCCAATCATGCATATAACTGATTTGGTTATTCAGGAATGCGGACGGAACCATTGTAAAACCAACGGCATAGGTTGCGAAAACTACGGTATAAAGTGCGCTGGTGTTTTCCGCATCTTCAATAACGCATGAACGAACGTTGGAAACTGTCACGTCCCCGTCGTAATTAATGACAGGAATCTGAACGGTGTTACCAATACTTGCAAACGCTTTGGTTTGCAGTTCCTGGGACAAAATCGAATTTCCCGCCTGGGTCTGTTGAATGAAAAAATCAAGTGCGCCGTACTCGCTGGGGCGGGTCATGTTACGGTCAAAATCTGGGCTTTCTACCCTTAAATTTTGTACTCTGGTTGCAATTAATGACATTTTTTAAAATTTTGATTGTTTATAAATTTGGGCTAACCCTTTGCCCCATTGATTACTTTGTTTTTTTTATGCTTCGGGTAATGCGGTAACATTACCATCTTTCCACGCTTGCGTCATTGCGGTATCGAATGCCTCCGAACCTTTGGTTAACCCTTGCGCCATTAATGCGGCGGTTGCAATGTTGGTTGCCTCAATTTTGGTTCGTGCGCCTGAAAGGTCAATAATGGTTCCCCCGGTTCCTCCGGTTCCTCCATTTGCTGGGGGTTGTGTGCCTCCGCCTGGCTGTTTACGCCCTTCGTCGATAACTCCCATTAGTTTTAATTCCTTATTCAGCAATTCCCCGGCTGTGTATGGGTTCAACTGATTTTCGGGATTGTTTACCACGGCCCCGGCTTCATTTCTGAAAACCAAACGTTGGCCCCCTTTGCCATCGTCGATATAATCCGGTTTGTATGCGGTCTGCAATTTTGCAATTGCGTTTTGCATTATAACCCCGGTAACTGTGGCGGGTAATTCTTTTTTGAATGCAACCCCGGCGGATGCCTGGTTTAATTCAAATCCAACTTGCAATTCAAACAATTTTGCGCCGTGTGCCTTTTCCGCTTCGGAATGTTTGGTTTGTAATTCGGTGAATTGGGTTTTTGTTTCGTTCAATTCGGCCTTAACTTGTTTTAACTGTTTAGCGGTTTCCGCATCATTGGCCCCGTCTGCAATAGCTTTTTCCAAACGTGTTTTATCCCCGGTTAAGGTTCTAATTTGTCCGTTCAAATCTTCGATTGCATCCGCTTTGGTTTTTAAATCCCTTGCGGCCCTGGCTAAATAGTCATAACTTTTTTCGTCGCCATTTCTGGGAACGCCCGTTGACGCCAAAATGGTTTCGTCATATTTCCGGTGAATTTCCCCAATTTTCAAACCAATAACCGTTGTTTCGTCGTTCTGGCTCAATGTTTCAATTGCGGCAATCTGTGCGTCTGATAATGTCGCCAAAACCGCATTCGCTTTAATTACTTCTGATTTCAACATAATTCTAACCCTTTGAATTAATTTATACTTTTTTACTTTTTGCCCTCGATTGGTTCGGTTGCTTTTGCATCCGTTTTGGCTAGCTTAACGCTTGCCAATGCTTTTGCCACGGCTTCGTCAATTGCCTTTTGGGTTGCTTGTCCCTGGCTTAACAATGCTTTTTCAACGGCGGCGTCGATCAACTGTTGGGTTGCGTCGGCGGCTTCGATTTCCTTTTGTTCCTGGGCTTGCATTTTCCTGTTTGCGGCGTCCTGGATAGCGGTTTTTCTTAATTCCGCCTGTTCCTTTAGCCATTCACTCGGATTGTGTAAAACATCCAGGGTAAAACCCTGTTTTTTCAAGTTCTTTGCAATGCTGGTTTTATAACCCGTTTCGCCAAACTTCTGAATCCGGGGAATGCTTAACCTTTCGCCGCTTTCAGTATCGAATTTTTTAACCTCAATTCGTACATGGTACAAATGTTCCTCCCCTTTAGGAACCAAATAGTTGTCACTTGTCAGCTTCAACAACGGCAGGTCCTGGCCTGTTTTCGTTTGCATACTCTTTAAATTTTTGGTTTATAACTTCAATCTTTTTGTCGTATGGGATATTAACCCCAAATTCCAAAATGTTTGTATTCTCTCTCTCAAATCGACGAACGAAATTAGAGAAATTCAATTTAACAAACAAATCATCGTCGGAAATCAAATTTTTGCTTTTCAAATCCATAATCTCAACCCTTGAAAAATGGCGGTATGGCTCCAAATCAGCTAAAATTAACATCCGTTGCAATTGTGTTTGGTTGTGTCTGTACTCCGTTTCAATGATCTGGTTTTGCATGGCGTCTAATTCGGCCTCACTTGCGCCCGCTTCTTTTGCGGTTTTGTATTGGTTCCGTAATGCCTGGGGGGTTAAGTTGTAAAACTCGGTTCCCAAATTTACATTGCTCGAAATGAAAAGATTGCCATATCTTAATTTGCAAATCGTTGAATCAACAAAGTTTTGCGCCTCCTCAAATCCTTTTTTAATTCGGTTCAAAATGGTTTGTTGGCTTTCGGTCGTTGCGTCAACCTGGGATTCATTAATTGCCTGGTCGTTTACAACATCGTTGTCAACCCCGACAATGGATTGGATAATTGATTTTTTCAATCGTTCCTCCTCCCCAACGTTATAATCCAGGCTTGAAACATCCGGGGCCAATAATTGAACCGGGTTACGCAAATCGGGTTGATTCGCCCCAGGTATAGGAACCTCAACAAAGGACCCGGCCCCGGCAATACGTTTATCCCCACATTTAGGGCAACGCATTAATCCGTTGGCGTCGAACTTATATTGACCGTCACGGCCTTTTAAAAATCCGCCGTCGCATTCGTCCCCGGATTCGCTGTTTGAAAAGTTACAATCCTGTTCATAACCTGAATAAATGGGGTACGCTCCGAAAAGGTCCAAATGATGTTTTGAGAAATGGAAAAACAACAACCAATCCAAATTTGCCAATGACTTAGAAATGGGATGTATTTTAACATCCGGTTCCTTTAGGCTCATTGATTGATTCCAAAAAAAACGGGCGGGACAATATCCCAGGTCGTGCGGGTTATCAACCAATGGGGTTTCGGCAATAATTCCTTTTGCCGGGTCCATCTGGAAAACTCTAAATCGTTCGTCGTCAAAAACGGCAATTTTATTATCCGGTTGCTTAAAAATAATCCATTCCATAAACCCGGTTGATTCGTCAACCTCATAGGAAACGACGTGTTCAATCGGTAACCAATAAAAATATGGTTGTGGGTATTTGTCGGCGGGGTCCTGGTCGTCGGTATCCAGGACGTTAGGCAAATCAACAATTAAAACGCTGTTGATTTCCGTTTTGAAATATTCCCAACCCGTCGTGTTCCAAATGGTCGGTTCCTTTAAAACCTGTTGGCGGTAATATTCCCAATCGTCCCTTTGTTCGGCGTTCATAAACTGATAATTAAACGCCGGGTTCCGTCCGTCAAAAACACGGCTTAGTCTATCAAAAACAATGCCCGTTATCTCATTGGTTGCAATGGGATAACGGAACAATGTTTTAAAGATTTTGGCTTTGTCATTGGGGATTAAGGAACCAACCCAACCGAAAAATTCGGTTAATGGTTGCGAAATGTACGGGGTAATTTCGGTTTGTGTGTGCATCTTAATTCTATTCTGATGCGCCTTTGCCTTATTAATTACCTTCGTTTTCTTTGGCGTTTTTATTGCCTCCTTTAGCTGGTTTGCATTCAATCCCATTTGTCAAGTCAAATTTGAACGGTGAATTTTCGGGTAACTTCCAACCGCCATTGTTGGACATTCTCAAAATTCGTTCCGCATGGTTAATGTCGAATGTTTCCGTTGTATTGTTGGCGGTGTTTTCCAATAGAACGGTCGTTTTTTTACCCTTTTTCATAACTCAACCCCCTTTATGCTTCAACAACAACCAGGTCGGTTAATGGGTTAAAATCGGTTGGCGCAACCATAACCAAATCATCCGACCAATTCGGAAGGAATGACCATTGTATTGCGTTGCCGTCCGGGGTTTCAAACCCGCCCAATGTTTTGTCGCTGACAAAGAATTGACGAATTGGGATTGGACGATAAACGGGGGCCTCAACGGTCCCGGCGTTAATACAACCAATTGCGCCGTTTTCATCAAACAGATAAACCCCCACGGCTTCGCATTGTAAACCCTTTAGGGCTTTGATGGTCGATTGTGGGGCCTTGCGGATAACGCCCGTAAACGGGGTTGCGTCCCTTCCAACAATTTCAGGAATACCGCCCAATGTTTCATTGCCTCCGCCAAATTCACGGGGTGCGCCCGCTGGGGCCTCTGGGTTCTGAATGTAAGGGGAAACGACAACTTTTGTGTCATCGGCGGCAACAAGTGCCGGGGTCCAACTTGCTTTCAATGTAGGTGCGGCAATGGCGTTTTTTGTGCCGTCGGCTTTGGTCAACCTCTGAAAAGCAACTTTTTGAATTTGTCCGAAGTTTTCGGGACATTCGGAAACGGGGACGTCAGGTAATGCGGCCCCACGTGGACAATTACAAATCATAGTCTTGATTTTTTAATTTAACGTTAAACATGTTTTTTCTGAATTGTAGGGCTGACCCTTTGCCCCTGTAATAATATGCGAATGTGCAAATTAATTTCCAATAATCAATAATAATTAATTCCGTGTTTTTACTCCTCTCCTTTCTGGCTCTCCGTTAATTTCCTTTTCAATCATTCCGGTTAATGTGTCCGGGGCGTCGTCGTGTGCGTTGGCGGCGAAATCCCGTAAAAAATCGGTAACATGATCATAAAAGACGGGGAACCGTGTTTGCCAATCGAACGGCATAATAATGTGATAATTTACCAACCCGGCATTCGTTACAACCCTGGATTCCTTATTGCCCCCCTGATAAAACCATTCAATCCGGGTTTTCGTTTTGGGGGTTATGATCGTCGCAAATGCCTTTCCGCCGTTGTTCGATTCAATGTTGGCGTATTGGGTCCCGTTGCGGTTGAGCAATTCAGGAACCGCCACGGTTGTATAATCAATCGGTTTGTCAGTATAAACCAAATCTTTGACCAGCAAATAATAAATTGGCTTGAATGTTTTTGATTTTTCATCAAATGACATGTTGGGGCTTTTAACCTTATCGTAACAAATTGAATTGAGAAAGTCGGCCCCATCGTCGGCGCAATCCGTGTAATTTCCTTTGCTGACTAATTGGCCCCAATCGTTCGGGTCTGTCCACGTTTTAAATGGTTGATACAAACGCCCGGCGGCGGAACCTGGGTTGCCCTGATTCAAACATTCAAATTGTACCGGGTCCAAATTTTTCTCCTCAATCAATTTTCGTAAACTATGGCGGTTTTCCCAAAGGGACGTTTGTTTTTCCCTGGGGTCTAAATCCGTTGGCTCCTCCGTTTTAATCGCTTGAAAGTTGATACGAACCCAGGCCCCAACCGGGATGTTTTCTAGGTCCTCCCATTTTTGAACGTCAATAATTTGTTCCATTTCTTCCAGGCGTCCGATTAAATCCCCTTTGTGCCAACGTGTGAAAACAATTAATTCCTGGCTGTCATTGTGTAAACGTTTACGAACAACCGTTGTGTAAAACTTCCATGCGGCCTCCCTAACAACCGGGCTATTGCCCTCCGCATAGTCTTTGTAAAGGTCATCTAAAATCATAATGTCAACGGTTTTTGAAGTCAAACCGCCGCCCCTACCAATTACCCGCAATGAACCCTTGCGCCCGACCATTTCGATAACATCCGAATTCCTCAAATATGAATTTGCCATTGTTACGGCGTTGGTCCCATTCAAAAAGGTTTCCGGGAATAACTCCCGATATTTCGGTGTATCAATGATTCGTTGAACATCCCGGTTAAAATCCCGTGCAATAGTCGCCGCATAGGAACCAATAGCAATTTTCAAATCCGGGTTTAATCCCAACATGAAAGACGGCAATTTGCGGCTTGAACCCTCGGATTTTCCATGTTGCGGGGGCATGGATACAATTAACTTTTTGATTTTACCATGTGCGAACATGTCCAGGATTGTATAGTAAACAACGTGGAACGGCTCCAATTGCAAATCCGGTTGAACGTGCCGGGAATAATTTATAAATCGTTTCCGGGCTGCTTTCTTAACCAGGACGTCCGGGTTGGCTTTCAATCGTCGGTATGCTTCCAATGTTTTAATGTTGGGTTTGGTCGTGGCTTCCATTTATTTTAAATCCTTTGAACTGTGAAAATAGTAACAAACTCCGGTCGTTTTTTTAACGTTGGGTTGGGGTGTTATTTGCCTGTTTGTTTTCCGGTTGCAATACCATAAAGCAAATTTTGCCAACTGTCCAAAATCACATTCGGAACAATCGGCACTCGGTAAAACTTCGGTTTTTAAAACGGTTTTATTGATCTGTGGCGGGGTTACCCTTCGTTTTGCGTTCATGCTATGGCCCCCCTGATCTGCATTTGTTGGGTAAATTTGTTTTCCTGGATTTTATCAACGATTGCAAACAACAAATCGTCCGGTATGTCGTCCATGCTGTACTTTTCCGCATCGTCGGACCCATCCGTTTTAAATCCGCTTAACTCCATTTTAACCGGGGCGTCGTATCCTAACAATTTAGCCCGGCGTTGTTGAACATTCAAAAGTAAATCCAGGAAACGGGGATTCCCGGCGGACGATTCGGTTGTTGTTTCGTCATAACCGTAATAGTCTTGCGGGTCGTCGCTGTTTAATACTTTCCTGGCTCTCTCACTATTCCGCTTTTTTTCTCTCAATTTCCCGGTTTTGCTTTCTTCCCAGGCGTTCCACAATTCAACTTCCATTTTATCCAGCTTGCGCAATTCCTGGGTCACATAATCGTCAATGTTTGCCATTCGTTCCTTTTTCCACTCAATCAACATTTTTTGCAAATCTTTGTAAACGGCAACATTTGAAATTGTATATGTCCGCCCGGCTTTGGCGTTATGCTCATTTAATAACCTGGATATTTCCCGGTA